TGTATTTTGCCGAATTTAGCCCACCGCCCAAATTGGACCCTATGACGCCCGAGGCATGGGAATATGCCAACCCTGCATTAGCTGGCGGTCTCATTGACTTAGACGTAATCGAGGGAGAAGCGTTAGGGCCCAACCGCTCGGCGTTTTTACGGGCCTCGGTAAACCTATGGCAAGCCGTAACAACGGGGTGGCTAGAAATTGGCGTGTTTGACGCCTGCAAAACCGATACACCACCGCCCCCCGGTGGAGTGCTCGCTATTGAAAGCTCGACAGACGAGGCGCGTTACACCGGCGTTAGAGCTGTACTAGCCGGCAACAAAACACACGTAACCGTAGCGTTCACAGCAAACAGCATTGCCGAAATGTGGCGACTAGTTGACATAGAAATAGAAAACAACCCCGGTCTACGCATAGCAATTATTCCCGCCTTAGAGGTGCATTGCCCGCCAGCGCTCGAGCGCCGCCGCACAATAGTTGGTTACCGTGAGCTACTTAAATGGACCGCCGCGGTTAGGTCAATGATCATAGAAAACCGTTTACTACACAACGGCGAATTATTATTGACGCAACATTGCGAACGAGCCGTATTAATTAAACACAACGGAAGCGTTGCTTTGTCATCGTCGCGTAGCCCCGGACCGATCGAGGCGGCGCGTTGTATGGTTTGGGCGGCAGCTATGGCAAGCCGTCCGCAAACCGTTGGTAAACCAATGATTATGCAAGCCAACCGATAAAGTTTGCTTGGCGCTCGCTGGCCTTGCTTTCCGTCGGGGATTGCTCGCCGCCAGCGAGTGCCACCATTACGCGCAAAAATATGGCACACTAAACGCATGGCATTATTTACCAAAAAACCTGAACCGGCAACGATTGTTAAAGCTGCCGCAGGTAGCAACGCAGGCGCATCGCAAATTGGCAATTTTTTTGCGTACACGGACGGTGTAAATCGTTCGCGTTTTATGCAGGTGCCAACTATTAGCCGCTCAAGAGATTTAATGGCAAGCCTTGTTGGTTGTTTGCCAATTGTGATGTATAAGGAAATGTGGAACGGCGACGAAATGGAAAAAGTCCCCGAGGCGCCACGTAGTTGGCTACGACGTATTGACAAAGGCGTAACTAACAACTTTATTTTGTCGTGGACATTTGACGATTTGTTTTTTTACGGGCGCGCATTTTGGTACATAACCGAACGGACCGCCGACGGATACCCGGCATCGTTTACACGTCTACCGGCTGCAATGATCACGACACAAGACCAAGCGCAAGGCACTGGCGTTTGGTTTGGTCCGTCTAAACAGATTTTGTTTCAAGGCTTACCAATTCGTTACGAGGATTGCGTACAGTTTTTAAGCCCAATTCAAGGTTTGATTTACACTGGCGCAACCTCAGTAGATACCGCGCTTAAGCTAGAGCAGGCCCGTAACCGAAACGCCTCAAGTTTGCAGCCGGCCGTGACGCTTCGACAGACCGGTGGCGAGCCTATGAGCGGCCAAGAACTAGCAGATTTGGCAGCAAGCTACGACTCGGCTCGTTACGCATCAGCGACTTGTGCCATTAACGAATTTGTAGAGGTAATACCAAACAACGCAACACCAGACAAAATGCTTTTAATTGATGCCGCTGAGTACCAAGCAAAAGAGATAGCTCGAATTGCTAACGTGCCCGCTTACCTCGTTTCCGTTTCAATCGGAAATTATTCTTATGTCAGTAGTTCGGAAGCTTCACGCGACTTGTACACGTTTGGCGTAAAACCGTACATAGATTGCATACAAGAAACACTTAGCGCGGATAACGTCCTACCACGTGGCACGGGTGTTATGTTTGACATAGAAAGCTACTTAGAAAACCAATACCAAGACAGCGCCGACAATATGGCGGAACCGTTAAACGAGGTAAACAATGCTTAGGTTAATTCCACAAGATTTAAATTTAGACGCCGCTAAAGGTGACGCGCTGCCACGTAGAACCCTTGCCGGCGTTGCCCTCGAATACGGCGTTGAGGCCGTCGTATCTGACGGGCAAAAAGTTAGGTTTGAAATGGGCGCGCTCCCGCTGGAGGGCAAGAAACCCAAAATGTATCTCAACCATGACAGCACCAGCCCAATCGGCTTGGTCACGGCTAGAGAGTTGGTAGGAAATACCGTAATGTTTGAAGCAAAAATAAGCGAGACAACTCTTGGAAATGAGGCGCTTGAGCTTGCAAAAGATGGCGTTTTAGACAGCGTGAGCGTCGGAATTTTGCCCGTTGAATTTAGTTTTGACGAAGCCGGCACAATGGTTGTTACTAAAGCCGATTGGCAAGAGCTTAGTTTGCTGCCCTACGGCGCATTTGAGGCCGCCAAAGTGCAACGCGTCGCCGCGAGTATCCACCAAGAGCCAACCGAAATAGAGTTAAATAATACACAAGACCAAAACGAGGAGTTAACCGAAATGGAAAAGACCGTAGAAACACCAGCCGTTATTGAAGCTGCAACAGTGCAAACAATTTTTGCACAGCCACGCAAATTGCGTTTGCCAAGCACGTCGGAATACATCGCAAGTTATGTACGCGGCGGTTCTGATTTCGCAACTTTAAACGCAAACATTAAGCAAGCAGTTGTTGAAGCTGCACCGGGCGTTGCGCCATATGTAAATACCGAATCGACACCCGGCATTTTGCCAGAAATCATCACCGGCAGCGTCTACGATTCGCTTAACCCAATCAGACCTTTCGTGGCTGCAATCGGAACTCGCGCAATGCCAACAGCTGGCGCAACTTTCCGTCGTCCAAAAATTACTACTCGACCAGTTGTTACACAACAAGCCGTACAGTTTGACCCGCTTAACGCGTCAACGGTTGTTGTTTCAAACAATGACATTTCTAAATTAAGTTTCGGAACATACGTCACCGTGTCTGAACAAGACCTTGATTGGAGCGATCCGTCAAGCATTGACATTATTTTGAACCAACTTGCAATCGCTTACGGCCAAGCAACCGACAACTACGCCGTAGATACTTGCCATGCAGCAATTACACAAACAGCATCAGTTGCCGATACAGCGGTAGGTGCCGATTGGGTAGCAGCAATTTACGACGGTGCCCGTCAAATTTCAGAAACGTCCAACTACTTGCCAACTCACATGGTGGTCACACCTGCCAGTTGGCAGGCCCTTGCGTCGTCCGTAGACGATCAAAACCGTCCAGTATTTCCATACACGGGCGCACCAAACTTGATGGGCCAAAACGCTGCGGGCAATTCGGCTGCAACGTCATGGAACGGCAACCCGCTTGGGTTGGTGCTTGTTGTTGACAAGAACGCACCGGGCTCGTTTATGGGTCACGCTGCTGGTCCTGCTGCTGGTTTTGAGTTTTACGAACAGCAAAAGGGTGCAATTAGCGTTGAGGTCCCAGCAACTATGGGCCGCACGATTGCTTTCCGTGGTTACGCTGCCGCTTTCATGGCAGACGCAACCAAGTTCGTTAAGTTCGTCTGATAACCGAAAGGTAGGCCATTATGGCCGCTTACTCGGTCACACAAAAATACTTAACCGACAATTACGCGGTTCTAGTATTACAAACAAACGCGGACCCGCTCGAGGTTGGCCAATCGGTGGTTGTTAGCGCTGTAGACGCAACGTTTAACGGCACGTACCTAGTAGCGGATTTGCCGCAATACTATTTTACGGGCGTAGACGAGCAAGGGTTTTTTACCTTTGACTACCAGCTACCAATCCAAAACCAAGTGCTTTATGCACGGACCGCCGACAACGTAGACATTGTTGCCGCTACTGGCACATTGACAACTACGCCTACGTGTACGTGGGTAACGCTTGACAGTCAAGTTGAGGATTGGTTAGGCATCGGAACGGCTACAGCTGGCGACGCCGCGTTTTTAACGCAGTGCCGCACAAGTGCTAACGCCGTTTGTTACAAACGACGACAGCAAGCCGGGTACGTTGACAGTCTTACCACGTCACCTAACGCAGCTGTAACCCTTGGAACTATTGCTTATGCGGGTTTTTTGTATAGGCAACGCGGTAGCGCTGGCATGGACTTTGCATCGTTTGACGGTATGTCGAGCGGCGGGTCTACAGGGTTTAGCCCAATGGTTAAACAGCTATTGGGTATTGACCGCCCCGCGGTGGCCTAATGCCCGTACCCGCTTACACCGACCTGTTTAACGTGGCACTAGACGACTTGACAGCCACGCTAACGAGCATTACAGGGCTAACCGTCACGAATGACCCACGATCTATAAATCCGCCTTGTGCGTTTATTGACGCGCCAAGTTTTGTAGCGTTTAACTTCAACATTGTAGAGATTACGTTCCCCGTAAGACTTATCACCCTTGGCCCGGGCAACCTAGATGCTCAACGCTCGCTAATGAATATGGCAGCTCAACTACTTGCCAAAAACGTGGCCGTCACTGGCGGACGCCCAACGGTAGCGGTGTACGGTGGCGCCGAGTACGCCGCCTATGATCTAACTATAGATTTGAAAGCGAGCACAACAGCATGACCAAATACATCGTAGTTAGCCCTCGAGTGGGAACACCGGGCGCCGAATTTGACGCGGACCTAGCAGTAATGCGCGGCGCGAACATTGAAACGCTACTTGCTGGCGGGTTTATTCAAGTATCCGCACCTAAGCCCGTAAAAAATGCTAAAAAAGACATAGACACAAACGAGGAGTAACTTAAATGGCCACAACAACTTATCTCAGTAATCCAGACGTAATTATCGCAACCGTTAATTTGCGCGATCAGTGCACGTCAGCAACCCTTACACAAACCGTTGAGGCGCTCGAGTCCACCGCGTTTGGCGACATTGCTCGTTTTATGTCACCGGGTCTACAAAACAACGAACTAACACTGACTCTCTACATGAGCTACGCCGCAAGTGAGACCTACGCAAGTTTGGCTTCCCTTGTCGGTACTCAAGTAACCGTTATCGTTTCGCCAGCCGCGCCAACAACACCGGGCACTTACTCGGCAACCAATCCCGGCTTTACTTTGACTGGCACATACCTTGAGTCTTTGCCAGTGATTAACGCAACCATGGGCGAATTGTCAACTATTGACATTACGTTTACTGGCGGCGCGTACACCGTAGACGTATCTTAATAACGGCCTACTTACGGCCCGACACGAAAGAGGCTAGTTATGCAACTCACGCTTAAAGTTGAATTACCTGACAACACTTACACCGTTACAACTAACCTCTACGTTGTCGTAGCGTGGGAAAGAAAATTCAAACGCAAGGCGTCCGACATGGCCAACGGTATTGGTATAGAGGACCTAGCGTATTTGGCGTTTGAAGCGTCTAAATTAAACAAGATCGTTGTGCCGGCAGAGTTTGACAACTTTATAAAACAACTAGTCAACATTGAGGTAGTTGATCAAGAACAACCAAGTTTTACCGAAGCGGCACCTACAGACGCCAGCTAGCCGAGGTGCTAGTAGCTGTCGGTTGGTGGCCGCCTAACATACCGTTTGACCTACAAGACTTGCAAACCGTGGCTAAAGTGTTGACAGAGGCACACAAAAAAAGGTAGCAAACCTATGGGCATAACCGGACAAATTGACGTTTACGGGGTCCAAAACGCCTTAAAAGAGTTAAACGATATAGACCGCAAACTTAGGCGGCAAGTTACTAAAGACATTAAAGCGGTAGGCAATCAGATTGTGCAAGAGGCACGAAGCATGGTGTCTATACAATCCCGTAGCGATGGTGCCCCGCTATCTGGTATGCGTCGAGGCTCGCTAATCCGTGGCCGTGAGGCTGGCTGGAACATAACCGAAGTGCAAGGCGGCTTTAACGTGCGCGTTGGTGTACGAGCCACTAAAGAGCGCTACGTAGATTTTGATCAAGGCGGCTACACTCGGCAAGTTGTTTACGGTGCCAAACCTTACCGTTTAATGGTGGTACAACAAAAAAGTTTTGCTGGCGCTATCTATGATCACGCCGGAGCCGGCATAAGCGGGGTACGCAATACGTTGTTTATTGCCAACCTAAACAAAGAAGTAGGCGACGCGCCTCGAGTGATTGATAAGGCCGTAGAAAGCAACCGACCAGCAGTAACCGCCGAGCTACTCAGCATTGTGGGTAAAGTTATGCAACAAACAAACCGCAATATGGTGGTATCCCGTGGCAATTAACATACCGATTTTAACAAGCTTTAACGGCAAGGGCGTGGCACAAGCGCAACGCGAATTTAAAAGCCTAAGTACAACCACGCAAAAGGCTGGCTTTATTTTGCAACGCGCATTGCTGCCAGCTGCCGCCGCTATCGGAACGATCACGCAAGTTATTGGTCCAGCTATTAAAGCGGCCTCGGATTTTGAGGAAGCAACCTCTAAGGTAAACGTAATTTTTGGGCAAGCATCAAAAAGTATTAAAACTTTTGCTACTACCGCCGCTACAAGTTTGGGTCAATCAAAACAATCTGTGTTAGACGCTGCCGGCGCTTTTGGCACGTTTGGTAAATCTGCTGGATTAGCAGGCGAGGACTTAGCGCTATTTACCACCGATTTTATAACTCTCTCAACCGACCTAGCGTCGTTTAACAACACAAGCCCCGAGGAAGCCGTACAAGCCATAGGAGCGGCTCTAAGAGGCGAAAGCGAGCCTTTACGCCGTTTTGGTGTATTGCTTAACGACGCGACGCTTAAAAGCGAGGCAATGCGATTAGGCATATATAAAGGCAGCGGGGCGCTTACAGCTCAACAAAAGATTTTGGCAGCACAAGCCGCTATCTATAAACAGACAGGCGACGCGCAAGGCGACTTTGCTCGAACCGCTGACGGGCTAGCTAATAGTCAACGCACACTTACTGCATTGTTTAAAAACTTACAAATTGAATTAGGGCAAAAGTTATTGCCAGCAACAAGTAATTTTGTTAATGCGCTTATTGACATAAAACTTGCTTTAGACAAAATCCCAGAACCAGCAAAATCCGCTACCGCACGGATTAGTGATTTTGTAACTAAAGTTGCTAATTGGGCAAATCCGCTTTATAGATTTTACAAAATAACAATTCTTCTTGGCGATGCGTTAAACGGCGTATCAAAAGACTTAGATCCATATAGTCAAAGATTAAATACTGGGACATCAAATACAATTCGAATGGCAGATGCCTCGGACGAATTAAAAAACAAATTAAAAGAAGAAGAAGAAAGTTTAAAGGGGGCAAAAAAAGAAGTTGAATCATTTGCTGCCGCGTTAAAAGACAAATTAAGTGAAGCTGTAGACACCGCCAAAGATAAATTGGCGGAAGCGCAAGGCGAATTTAACGATTTTGCAACCAAGGTAAGCGACGCCGTTATGGGCGCTCTTGATTTTAACAAGGCCCTTGAGGACGGCAATTACGGTTTTAAAGGCTTTTTAGACAGCCTACGAAAGCAAGTTAAAGGCGTAGAGGACTACGGAAACAACCTACAAACAGCCTTAGCAATGAACTTGTCAGAGGACGCGCTTGGTTTTGTTATAGACGCTGGAAGTGAAGCTGGCGCCAAGATCGCATCGGAACTAGTCAAAGGCGGCCAAGTAGCAATAGACGAAACTAACGCCTTAGTAGACGCAGCTCAACGTGCAGCCGACAAAGTAGGCATACAAGCTGCCGAGCGTTGGTACAAAACGGGTGTTGACCAAGCCCAATTTATTGTTAACGGACTCGAAGCAGAGCTAACAAAATTGACGCCAAAACTTATGGCTAAAATGGACCAAATAGCGGCAAAACTTAAACGGTCCGTAAACATTGACGTCATTATCACCGAGCGTGTAAGCCGCATTGTTTCTACAATTACTAGCGGAATACCAGCAATGGCTAACGGCGGCATAGTCACCGGACCAACCTTGGCGCTTATTGGTGAAGCTGGACCCGAGGCCGTAGTGCCACTATCTCAAATGGGCAACATGGCTACCGGTGGCGGCGTAACAATTAACGTAACGGGCGGTTTATCAACTAGCGCCGAAATTGGGCAAAGCGTTGTTAACGCATTGCGTGCCTACTCAAGGACCGCTGGACCATTGCAATTACAAGTGGCATAACATGGCTACCGCTGTTATCCAATCTGGCAACTATGACCTACAAATAGCTACAGGCTTTCAAGTAAACGCGTTTACCCTCGATGACGCAACGCGGGGAGTTCTAAACAACACCGAGTACGTGCTAGACGGAGTAGGCGAATATGCAAGCGTTTTAGATGGCGCGCTTAATGTCAATGTGCGACGCGGACGCCGCGACCAAGGCGACACGTTTGGCGCTGGAACCATGACCTTTACACTGGACGACACACTCGCAGGCGGAGTTTTTAACCCGTTTAACGAAGACTCGCCCTATTGGGATACCGCACAAGCTTTACCCGGTCTAGCCCCAATGCGCGAAGTACGACTAATACGTTACGACAGCCTTAACGCCCCGCAATTTATTTTTAACGGCTACATAGTCAATTACGACTACAACTTTGCTTTGGCGGGCACCGATACCGTTGAGGTGTATTGCGCGGACCAATTCTATTTGTTAAGCCAAACCGTGTTAAACGAATTAAACGTCACTGCCGAAACATCAGGCGAGCGCATAGAAACGGTCCTAGATTTACCAGAGGTGGCATTTCCAATAGCCGCCCGCAACATTGCTACCGGAACCGTAAACCTTGGCCACGCCGCCGCCTACACCGTGCCAGCTGGCACCAACGTACTTAACTACTTAACCCAAATAAACGACACTGCCGAATTTGGCCGTTTGTTTATGTCTCGAGCGGGGGTGTTGACTTTTCAAAATAGGCTAGGCAATACCCTTGCCGGAAGCTCTGCCGATTTTCACGACGACGGAGCCATAGGCACTTTAAAATATACGGGCGTTGGGATTTCGTTTGAAGCGGACCAAGTTATTAACCGTGCCGTAGTAACTGGACTAAACGACAACACCGCAACCGCTACCGACGACCCGTCAATAGCCACCTATTTTATTCAAACGACAAACATTGGTAGCAGCTTGTTACACGAAGCTGGATCCATAACTACCGCCGCTAGCTACCTATTAAACGGCCAACCAGAGGCTCGTTACACGTCTGTGGAAACGTCGTTTACTTTGCTTACTAGCAGCCAACGAGACACGGTAGCCACCCTTGAAATTGGCGACACAATCACTATTGAAAAGACTTTTACTACTGGCACAACAACCAGTGAATTAGCCCAAGAGCTTGCGATTGAGGGCATCGAGCACCGCCTAAATTTTGCTACAGGCCATAGCGTTTTGATTAGTACCAGCCCGACAACGATCGTGTACGAATTTATTTTGAACGACGCCATTTACGGAATTATTGGAATAACCGACCCGCAACCCGTTTTAGGATAAAGTACAACTATGCCATTGACTACTTATACCGCAGGCGAAGTACTGACCGCCGCGTCATTAAATAACAACTTTACTTTTGCGGCCGCTAACCCTACTGGTATGACACTAATCAGCACAACCACTCTTACGGGAGCAAGTGTTTCGCTTACTGCAATTCCGCAAACATATAAAGATTTGCAACTTGTTATTAGGAACTTTTTGCCAGCGACAGATAGTACTAGTTTTGCGGTAAGGGTTAATGGAGATGCAACAGCAAACCGACATAGGTCTGTACCAGACTCAACTGCACCAGCCGGGTACACCTTTAACGCCACATCTTGGAACACAGACCTTGTAGGCCAAGACAATGCAGTTGCCGAAGGATTGTCCATTTACAATATTTATGATTACACAAACACAGTCACTAGAAAAATGGCTAGTGGGGTTATTCAATATGTAAACTCAAGTACGACAACCAGCCTTTCACAAGAAAACAGTTCTTACTATTACAACCAGTTAACAGCAATTACCTCATTAACTTTGCTTGTTAGCGCAGGCAATTTCACTAGTGGAACGGCGCTTCTTTATGGCATATCCTGAAATAACAATTGTTAATTGCACGACTAATGAAGTTGTTGTGCGCGAAATGACAAAACAAGAAAACGAACAACTTGTAAAAGACGCACAAGAAACAGAAACACGCAGAAACGCATTAGCAAACGGCGCTACAGCAAAAGCCGCATTGCTAGACAAACTAGGTATTACAGCCAATGAAGCCGCGCTACTACTTGGCTAGTGTCATGCTCGTAATTGCTCTTACTGCTTGCGAAACGACACGTAACAACGCAGGCAAAAAAACTGTTCGCAACAGCGCATTTACACGTTGTAGCACTATTACCCAATGCGAAAGGCTGACTAATGACTAAAGTTAAAGCAGAAATTGAGCACCTACACGCGCGCATGATTGTGTTTGTCGGTTGCACAATTGCCGTAACTTTTGCGCTTACTGTCATAGGTTTTGTTTACGGCTTGCTATTTGTAACGCAGCCGCTTGAGCAATCACCAAACGACGCGCAATTTATTGACTTGCTTTCCACGCTTACAGTCTTTATGACAGGCACACTTTCTGGCCTTGTAGCCGCTAACGGCCTCAAAAGGAAGCCTGCCGAACCCGTAGCGCCATGAGCGTAATACCAGCGGACCCAAAAGTTATTGGCTCAAAGCCATACACGGGCAACAGTGACGGTGCCGCAGCTGGCCCACGTGCCGGCATGGACGAGTGGATTAGGCAAGCAATTAAGTTTGGTGCTGGCGCGTTTTGGAATAACGGAAGTTGGGGTGTAAGAGATATGCGCGGCTCAACAAATTTAAGTGTTCACGCCACTGGTCGAGCGGTTGACTTGTCATACAGACCGTCAGAAAAACAACCAAAAGCAAACCGTAAAGGCTCTATTGCGTTTTTGAATATCGTGTTAGCTAACGCAAACGAATTAGGTGTTGAGTGTGTACTTGATTATTTCCCTAAAGCGTTTGGGCGTGGCTGGCGTTGTGATCGGCAGCGTTGGAAGTCATACAGCAAACCAGAGATACACGGCGCGCCCGGTGGAGATTGGCTACACATTGAGATAAACCCGCAAATGGCAGACTCGCCAAACCTTGTAAAACAAGCGTTTCAGAGGGTATTCACCGAATTGCCACAATAGTGCCCTATGGTGGAAACACCGACGGAAAGCTAAAGGTGCAATATGGCAGATGCAAAAACTTACATTTACGAGGTTTACACGACCAGACTCGACAGCGAGCAAATGGTTTTGGTACAAATCTTTCGTGACCCTGAAACAGACCGAGTGCTACACGCGCAAATAGCGTTTAAAAACGCTCAAGGCGACAGCTGGCAGACCCCTTACCAATTGGAGAAAAAATGAGCTATTTCGCAATCAAAATAGGTGCATGGCTAATTAGTGGCTTGGCGGCGTTTACGTTGCTCTGGGACGCTAATAAAGCGCCTGAAGCCAAACTACAGCCGGGTGAGCAAATCACTACAACGCTAATAAGCATTGTGCCAGAATTGCCAACCACAACTACTACGACAACGACAGCGCCTAAAGGTTGTGCCCAATACGTGGCCGATGCAATTACAGCTGGTTGGCCAGCGGATCAAGCACCAATGCTGGCGCGTGTGATGTTTCGTGAGTCCCGGTGTAATCCGCTCGCTTTTAACAGCCAAGACAGTAACAACGGAAGTCGAGGCTTAATGCAAATAAACGGTACGCACAAATTGTGGTTAATTGAGCAAGGTTTTATTACTCACTTAGACGATCTATTTAGGCCCGAGGTAAACCTTAGAGCTTCAGCACACCTTTACTCTATGGTTGGCTGGAAAGCATGGGCCAGTACACATGGTTGATAGTCCATATCCCGATAACGGCATAAGCCAAGAAACGAGAGAAGCAATGTATCCCGACACTTACAGCGACAAATTAGGCAAAGTATTTACCAATTTGATAGACGAAATAGTCAGACCAAACCACGTGCCAACCACCGTGCCGGATCACTCCATATTGCTGGACGAGCTAGCAATTATGTACGAAGCAAACATGACAATTGGTGGTGAACAAAACAGATTTAACGCATCAGTATTACGAGCGGCAATAAATGTTATACGCGCCTTGTAAAGCTTGTGGTCTAACGATGCACGGTACAAGATACCGGCACAACCCTGAAAAAGTAATGTGGTTACACCCAAATCTAAAAGCGTGTACTAAGGTAAAACCAATAAACCCGACTAAGAGAAAGAACCCGACATGAATAACCAACTAGAAATGTTTACAACGACATTGGGATTGGCTGGAGAACGGACGCGGGTAGCGCTCGATCATCCAAGTGTTGCAATTGCCCACAATGCGCCAGACACATCACGTGAAGCGGGCGAAGCTGCCAAACCTCACGCGGGCAAACAACGCGAGTTAGTGCATTTTTGGATTAAATGGGCAGGCCGAACAGAGGCTAAAGGTATGACCGCAGACGAAATAAGTGTGCTACTCGAGTTACCGGCACAATCCGTGTCGGCGCGCATAAACGGCTTATACCGTGACGCTTACATTGTTGACAGCGGTCTACGACGTAAAACACGTTACGGACGCAACGCAATAGTTTGGGTGGCTTGCTAATGGCACACTTTGACCTATCGCTTTACGAAACAGTCGCGCAACGCCTTGTGCGTTGGTGGACCGAATACCCGGACGGGCGGATTATCACGTCAATTCATCACTACGACGGCTCCACAATTATTATGCGCGCCGAATGCTACAACAACGACGACAGACTTATTGCTACTGGTTACGCCGAGGAAGTGTTTGGTAACAGTCCTGTAAACAAAACCTCGTTTTTAGAGAATTGTGAGACAAGCGCTATTGGTCGTGCGATTAGTAACAGCCGTATTGGGCACACTGGTGAGCGCGCATCGTCTACCGAAATGGAGAAAGTTAATCGGGTAAATAGTGAGCCGGCTCGACCAGATACACACGGCGGAGCTACAGCTAAGCAAATTGCTTTCTTAAAAAGTTTGGCGCGTGGTAAAGGTTGGGACGATTTACAGCTACTTGAGTACATACACAAATTGTTACAAGTTAATGACGTAATAGTTGAGACATTAACCAGCGGTCAATGCCGAGTAATCATTGATGGGCTAAAGAAATGAGCCGGCACGTGTGGCTTGCGTTAGCTCTAACGGTGTTATGCGCGGCGTTAATGGTGAGGTCTGATAGAAAGTAAACCTTTTACAATTGGCTAGTAACAAGGCTGTACATCGTTCGCATGATGCGGGGCTAATCCTTGGTAACAAGGTTTGATCGGCGCGCACAAAACCTGATAGACGAGAGGCAATGTGCAATGCGTCGAGGCGAGCTGTAAACATAATCAGCTAAGTAATGCTAGGGAACGGGACGAGGCAACCCCGTGGGTGAGCATTACCGCATTAGGCTTTACACACTCGAGTACTAACATACCGATAACAAACCAACACAACCGAGGTAAACCCGACATGAGCAGCTACCAGCTACCAGACGAGCAAGGCGCTTGCGCCGCGCTAGCACAAGCCGTAGGCGCGTGAGCAATGACCACCAACAACAACAGCAAGCAACGCAACCAAAAAGAATTTAAACACAACCGACTAAAAGTATTAGACAACGGCAACGCCGTGTGCCATTGGTGTGGAGTAAACCAAGCAACCGAAGCCGATCACCTACAACCCAGCGACAACGGTGGCACCAACGCAATTGATAACTTAGTGCCGGCTTGTAAACCGTGTAACGCTCGACGCGGCCAACAGTACGCACAACAAAAACAACGCTCTAAAACCCTTACACCACAAGGATTTGGTGAACCCGTTTTTTTACAAAATCAAACGAAGCCCCCGCAAGCTCTAATTCCTATATTT